GTACGCTTTTTGATAAATACGACTTAGCTCCTGTCGCACATAATCGTGGTCATTTTCACTTATTATAGTTGATAATTCAATTAACGCACTTCTCATTGCCCCTATAGTTTGTATACACTTATCAGTATCACTTTCTAAGTACCAAGTTAACATTTTAACTACTGATTCACTAAACAATTTACTTGTCCAAACTTCTCCAAATTTAAAATATTTTCGTTTTAAGAATGAAAAGGTATTAATATCTAGTGATTTAGTCATAACATCATTTTTGGCTGCTGGTGTGTAAACCATTCCAAACACATTGAGAAAAATTTCTTGTAGGGTTAGATTATTATATAATTTAATAAATTGTGGTCTAACAGCTTCAGCAGAATCATCACCAAAAGTTGCTAAGTTAACATGATCGAAATAACTAGGACCATTAAGTCCCATAAGATAATACCAAGCACACATGTGTAGTAATGTATTTCGTATCGAATTATTCTCAGCAGTTCCAAATGTCCCAGAAGGTTGTAATCCTGCTATTGTCATTAATACACCACAAATGTGTATGATTGGAAATAATTGATCACTGAGTAGTGTTTTTAAAATTTTCAGATTGTTTTTTGAGTATCCCATAAACTCAAATACGTTGTAGATTATTTCAGCAGCTCCTTGCGAAATTTCAAATGGCATGGATCTATCAAATTTTTTGAAATCTCCTTCTAATATATTTTCAGTCTTATCGTTGTCAGAAAATTTTTTCAAAAAATCTATAAATTCCTTACAATCTTTTGTATAATCTAATCCAATACCAGTACAAAACAAAAAAGGAAATTGCATCATAGTTGAATATAATGGTCCAAGTATCATTCTACAAACTATCAAATTATCAAGAGGAGAAGCGAAAAACATTCTGGTGTCACCACTTTCACATTTTTCTATACTACGTGCTTCATCCTTTAAAGATCCATTATACACAATTCCAACACTATTACCCTCTCTATAACACTTGAGAATACTAGTAACTGCCTCTACAACTTCACGATTGGGGATATAACAATTAAGCTGTCCCTCTTTAGATGCTTTCTTAAAAAATTTAGATTTAACACCTTGAAATCCAAAACCACCTGCAGTACTCATATTAATACCGCCAAAAAATTCGTCTGCTTGAAATCCATTTATAGCTGTAGTTAAATCGAATGGAGCCCAATTTCTTTTCAACTTCTTAAGCTTTAAGCCCTCAATAATTCTTGAAGTGTATTCTTTCACACAACGATCAACTACCGCTTTATGAATACCCCTTCTTGAAATATTAAGAGACCGAACTGCTTTATTAATTGGATTAATATATTCTCCATTTTTACGAAATTCACCCATAAGAGGAGTGCCAAATTGCTCCTTATAACCAGGTAAGATTTTTGGTACCACATTTTCCATCACATCATCATAAAATTCAGTGCGACCAATATTACTTCGTGGATTTCCTTTATTAAAAGGGATTGTTCCTATCACTCTTACTTTATCCAAAGCCTCATAATAAATGAAGTTTTTGGGATGCGGTTGAAAATTTGGATTTTCAAGAACAGTTTTCACAAATGTTGTTGCCTGCACTGTAATGTTTTCAGTTTCAATAAAATTAGCTATGTTAAAGCCAGGGTTCATTAATTTATTAATTCCCTCTTGTATACTGAAACCATTCAATACTGCACTAAAAGATCTATTATCAGTAGATCCAACATGAATACCGGCAATCACAACTGACTTACCATATTTCACATATGTTGGTTTTCCACAATCGCCTCTCACAGCACTAGAATACGGATACTGTAATGTGTGAGGAAGACGAAAGAAGTCTCTTTCATTCTCACCTTTGAACTCAAAGTCTGTTTGTATTGAATATATCATCGTTTCTTGACCATTGAGAACATTAGCCTGAAAAGCACCTTCTGGTAAAACTACTGTTAATAAGTGTTTTCTGATATCTCTAAATTGGACTCCTCCTAATTTAATAATTGAAATATCATTACCCACATCTATAACATTTATATCTGACCCTGATTTGGTTAATATTGTCACATTCGCACAATTTTCATTTCTCAACATATAACCTGGTTGAGCCACATGTATAGTGAATTGATCCTTTTCTGGAAGAGCGTGTGTATTTATTAAGGCATAATTCCCACAAATACCGAATATATGGGTGCCACTAAAAATATTATTACCTTCATGTACTAAAACATGTCTACAATTCGTTGTCAAAGCTCTCTGTAAGTCATTCACGTTTCCTTTATGTGCTGATGAAATAGAAATCTGTTCTTTTGAAACCCATAAATCTTTATTTAATTTATTACGATACCTAGTGAAACCCTCCATCGTTTCCAATTCAATTCCCAACTTATGTTCCGTGAGATGTTCTTTAGATTCACATTCACTATTAACTGAAAGAGTAGGAATATCGGTTAAAGGTGGCGGCTGATGCAATACTTTCATTTTCTTATCAAGAAAATCTGTTTTATCATAAAGGTCCTTTATATCATTAAAATTATTAGTAGACCTACGCAAATACTTAGATGCTTTATAAACTACATATGATAAACCCACGATTCCACTGATAACTAATATTATGTTTGGGAGTGTCTTTTTAAAAAATGATTTTCGAGCAACATAGTGACCATTGGTTAGATGATCTCCATTTTCAACTCCTCCATATAAATATTTAACTCTAGAGATGTGAATTGCATATTGGGCGTTAAGCCATTCCAAAATTTTATCCTTTGCTACGTAAACTATAATAAATTTACCCAAAAACAATAAACAACCCAAACCATACATGATAGTATATACATTACCCCAATTAAGCCAAAAATTAAAATAAGCAAGCAATGCAAAAGCTAATGATATAGCAAGAGCCTTCCAAGAAGCCCTAATATTTAATGTATTAATGTATTGCATAATGAATGTTGTAACAACAACAGCAAATAATGATTTTGCAAACATTCTACAAAAATTCACTATATTTCCAACATTCCTTTTAACAAAATAATCAACAACACCTGATTGAACCTGAATAACATCTTTAATCTCCTCCTTACTATTGGAGTGGACCAATGCTAATTTCTTAAGTTCATTGTTATACGATTCATTCCATTCAATCATTTCCTTATCATCATCATCATACTGTTCATTCAGATATTCATCATTAAGGTATTTAGCATGCTCACTTACGTGCTCTATTTCCTCATACATCTTCTCTTGCTCAACTAAAATCTGTTTACACCTTTCATCGTCTTTCTTGATTGTGTCTAATATTTTAGCCGCCGAACTATTGCCCAGATCTGCACATTCTCGCATCGTCTTAAAACGTACATGCCCATCATCATTTTTGTAAAAATCTTCTGCACCAAATAATGATGTCACATCCATATTATCTATACGTTGTCTAATATGGTCTTGCATAACAATGTGTTTGACAAATAAATCTCTTAGTACTTGAGCAAATTCATAAACATTATTATCAGGATCTGTATGCTTCATGTACCATTTTTTCTTTGAGTGTTTTTTATCGAGTGGAACTTCTGTGTAAACATCAAATGTCCATCGATCTAAAATATTAGTTTCAGTGTCTTCTAGACTTTTTAAAGAGTCAATTTGAACACTACCTTCTTGACAATATTTCTTTCGAACATAAGGTACAATAAAAAGTTGTCTA